CGCGTCGATGTCGATGGCGAACATGACGACCATGTCAGTCACGGGAACGGGTAGGGAACTGATGATCGTGATGCCGCCGATGCCATCAGCGTCGCCCCGATACTCACCGTCGCCGGAGCCGTAGTTGAAGCCCCACGTCCCCGCCGATCCGCTCAGACCCTGCACGGCTCCTGTCTGCGTCGCGCTGTCGCTGAAGATGCCGTAGCCGAACTGGTTCGGAAACCCAACTTCAACACCCCCGGAGATGATCTGCTCGAAATAGCGCTTCCCGGAGTTCTTCGGGTTGTTCGAGAAGACAGAGCCTTGATAGTGATCGCCCGGGCCGTCGAGACTGTCGGGGACGTAGACGATCTGATCCCCACCGGACAGCTCCCACGGCGGCTCGTCACCCAGTCCGCCCGTCGTGACATAGTCGTTCAGGAGCCAGATGGTCGGCGTTGGAGGGGGAACGATTTCGCGGCTAACCAAGACCAGACCGGGAACGTCCTTGAACACCCAGCCGGCACGCTCGTTCCCCGGCTCTACAGCCACGGGCATGAGGTTGACCGTCCGTTGTACGGAGGTCGGCCGGCTCGCCAGCGGGTAGGTCGGCCCGATGAAGGGACTATCCACGCAGGAACCTCGCCAGCGTGCCCTCTATCGGCGGTGTGCGGAGCTGCGGGGTGACGTGGTGCGAGCGCTTGAGAGAGCGTCGCGCGTGTTTGGCGATGACCTTCTGATCTTCGGATAGCTTCGTCTCGAAGTCGCCGGCCATGTCTTCAGCGAGGGAGTAGGCCAGCGCCCGTTTCACTCCCGGGCCGAGGTCATAGCCCGTCGTCATGTCGGCGAAGGACTCCAGCGTCCCGAGACAGATCAAGGTGACTTCGGCCGCGCCTTGGGGGTAGAAGTAGACCGTCCCGGTCGGGTCTCCAGCCTCGTAGTACACGAAGTCAGGACCAAGGACCGCGAGATCCTTCAGGGCGATGTTGTTGAACGTGACGAGATCGACAACCTCTATGGGGTAGTCAAGCCCGCCAACGGTGTAGAACGACCCGTCCTCGATGCGGAAAGGTCTGGGATCGATGTCGAAATCAGCCGATGGGCCGATAGTTGCTGTAGCTACAGCGCCGAGGGTCGCGGTCACGCGGATGCCGGCTGTCGCAAACAGCGATTCCAGCCGCCACCCGTCGAGCATCATGTTCAGACGCTCAAGCATGTCGCCGGCTTCATTGCCGACAGCATCGCCCGGCGCCCTGATGCGGAGGATGCCTAGAGCCTGGCTGATGATCTGCGTGGCGGTGGTCATGCTTCAGAGCCCCCCGGTTGGCGCAGGAGGAATTTGTGAAAGTTCCCGGGGAAATCCTTCGCCGGGCTGTGGTGGTCTAGGTTGAGGTTGGGGACGATCCAGATGTCCCCGCACTTCTCGTTCCAGTTACGGGCAAATGCGTAGTCCTCGCCCCACCACAGCCCCTCATGGGCTCCGTGGTTGAACAGGTCAACGGATTGGTGATACTTCTCGCCGTAGCAGAGATGCGGAAATGCGGTCATGAACTTGTCAACCGCCTCTTTCGTCACCTTCAGGAAACCAGCGGGAACGGTCTTGGCCTTGATGCAGCCATCAGCGCGGAGGAGCGGTGTCCCTTGGGCATTGGAGAACACGGTCCCCATGTATTCCTCGGGCTCGCTTTTCATCCGATACGTCCCCGCGACCACGTCGCCAGGCGTTTCGATCAGCGTCAGAAGATCGGCGGGGTCCCAACTCAGGTCGTGGTCGATGAAGACGACGACATCGGCCTTTGCGTCGAGGGCCTTGCGGAGCATCGTGGCTCGCGCCGCCGAGATGTACGGATTGCCGATCTCGGGGATGAACCCCTCATCCCATCCCGCAGCTTTGATGAGCGGGATAGAGGCTGTGAGGCTGTCAATCGTCGGTTGGAAGGGCTTGGTGATCGTCGGAATGCAGAAGACAGCCTTCATTTCGCAGCGACGCCCATCAAGTTGTACACATCCAGCCGTTGAACGACCACGGAGCCGAACCCCGCGTCCTTGAGCGCCCGCTCAAGCGTGGCCGCGACAAAGCCCGTCCGGTGCGCCATGTGCGGCATCGTCGGCAGGGCTGCGCGGTGGCCGTAGAGCAGGTCTAGGCCGGTGATGGGCCCACACGGGGCCTGGAATAAAACCTCTTCCGTCGCTTGCACGCCCTCCAGATCGGGGACGAAGACAACGGCGAATCCTTCGGGCTTTAGTACCCGGTAGAACTCGGCGAGGGCCTTGGGAACCTCATGCGGCAGGAGATGTTCCAGCGCATGAGAGCAGTGGATAGCATCGAAGGGGCGAACCTCTCCGATGTCCGTCATGGACGCAAGGATGTGGGGGGAGTGGTCCGGGCTGATGTCCAGCCGGACTTCCTCGTACTTTCCTTGCGCCCACTCCGGGATGGAATCGCCCCCGCACCCTACGTGCAGGAGCGACAACATCAAGCCGTGCCCTTCCAAATGCCCAGGCCCGTGAGAGTCGCAGCCACTTCGGCAGCGAACAGGCACAGGTTGGTGGACACGGAGATGAACGACGCCGCCGAAACGACCGAAGCCGCTTGGACCGACGAGGCGCGCTGCACAACCGGAGTGACGCCGTAGAGGCTGACTTTCTCGGTGGCGCTTTGGCCGATGGTCGCCCCATCGGGGCTGTTGTAGGTGACTTGTTCGACTGAGGTAGCCATTTACTTTCCTTGGTGATTGTTTGCCCAGAGACTGAGCGCCCCCGCGTAGTACGAGACCCGCGAGAGCACCCAGCGCCTAAGCGTGTGCGATGGTCCGAAGATCAAGCGCCGACGGCACCGATCATCCGGCAGGCCCACTCCGGGCGGAGCGCGGCGAAGCCGTAGAGGATGTCGATACGCATCAGAAGCTCGTCGTTGCGGATGTCCGACGCTTGCCAGACCCGCAGCGACAGACCGTCCTGAGTCCGGCGCACGCACTTGTGCGCGTCGTCCATCAGGGGAAGGTCGGCCGTCACGAACTGGAAGGCTTCCTTGTGGTACATCAGCGCGGTCGGGTAGGACGCCGAGGCGTTGCCGATGAGCGTGATGTCCTTGCCGTCTTGACCCGTGGATGTCCAAGTGGCCTCCGCACCGGCCGACGTGACGACGTTCTTCTTCGGACCCGTGGTGTAGATGGCCGGGCTGAAGGAAACGTCCACGTCGTTGCTCGACGGATTGGCAATCGCCGTCACCGTGAACTGCTGCAGGTGCGGGTAGCGCGCCTTGGTCTCCGGGTGGCAGGCGTACAGCCCTTCCCAGGTGAACACCGAGCCCACCGCGAGGGTGGAAGCCGTGCCCAGGCCGTCCATGTGGACCAGCGTCGCGCCTTGGACGAAGTTCGTCTCGGCCGATTCGTCGATCTCGCCGGCAACGTCGTCGCCGTTGGTCATGGTCCAGATGCGCTCGTTCTCGTAGAAGTCGGCCATGCCGGTGCGAGCGACGAGACCTTCCTTGTACTGCGACGAGATGGCGCCCGACGGGTTGAAGTACGCAGCCACGCCGTTGACCAGGGTGGACATCGTGGTCGAGCCCATCTGCACCGAGCGGTTCTGATCCTTCGGCGCAAGGCCTTGGTTCAGCTTCGCACGCGCATCGCCAGGGACGAGCAGCGTGGTAATCGCGGTGCCGGCAGCGCCAGCGGTGTTGTAGGTCGCCTTGGTGGAAGCGGCCAGGTAGTCCGACTCGATGCCCGAGACCAGAACCTTGACGGCAGGTTCAATGTAGCGCTTCGAGATCTCGTCGATGCTGAGGCTCAACTCCGCAGAGTTGAACCGCATGTCAACGTGGTCCTGAGTCGCCACCGTGATCGTGCCGGTCGCTTCGGCTTGATCTTGGACATCCATGACGCGCGAGCCTTGGGTACGGGTGTACTGGTTGGGCTTGCGGACGCGGAGGGCGGTGCCGATCTTCGCGCCGGTCTTGGCGAAAGAATCGTCGTACTGGAGGTCGGTCGTCGAGATGAACGACGCCGATTCGTGAGCGATGCGCAGGGCTTCGCGGGTCACCATGTCGATGGTGACGAGACTGTTGCTCATTTAAGTTCCTAAGTGCGTTTAGCGATCTGCGACCGTCGCCACGCTGCGAACTCCGCGTCTGTCATGTCCTTCGGTTCTTTCGATCCGGAGGCCGTGGCTTTGACGGGGTCGAGCGGCTTGGGAGCAGCGCTGGTTTTGGGTGTCGCCATCTCTCGCTCGATGCGGTCGAGACGGCGGGACAACTGGGTCGGGGTGAGGTCAGCCAGCTCGGACGCGAGGTCCGGGTTCTTGCCGAGGTGGTAGAGCAGCGCGGCGGGCTTTTCAGCCTCTAGCACTACCTTCATCGCGGGTGTCGGGCTCCCGTCTCGACCGAACAAAGGCAACTCAGAGGCGAGCGCGTTGACGGCGGCTTGGAAGTCCTTGAACTTCGTTGCGCCGGTTGCGGCCACTTCATTGCACTGACGGTCAAACTCACGAGCCTCCGCAAGCTGCGCGGCGCGTCTCTCGACTTCGCGTGCGATGTGCTTCTC